GACCCTCTGCGACTGCATTACTGCGGTGGATGAATCCAACGCACCCAATGCCTACGCCGTAAAGATGAAAATCGTGGACAAGATTGACCAACTGATTGATAAAATCGAATACTAATGGGAACCAGCGCAGGCAATGGCAAATACATCGAAACCCCTGAAAGGATGTGGGAGTTATTCGAGCAGTACCGGGCAAAGACCAAGACCAACCACCGCAAAAAGATGGTTTTTGTTGGAAGAAACGGAGAAGAAAAGCATGAGCAACTTGAGGTTCCGCTGACCATGGAAGGCTTTGAGAACTATGTGGCAGACCTTGGGGTTATTACGGATATAAGCGATTATTTAGAGAACAAGCAAGGCAGATACGCTGACTATGTCCCTATCTGTTCACGCATAAGGAAAACCATCAGGCAAGACCAAATCGAGGGAGGTATGGTCGGTCAATACAACCCCAGCATTACCCAACGGCTTAACGGACTGGTGGACAAGCAATCGAATGAGGTATTTGTCGAGACGTGGGTGGATGAGGAATGAGGGTAATTTCTACCCATGCGTTTAAGCGCATTGAGCAGATGGAAGCCCGCAAGAGGGTAATCCAAGGAGGCACATCAGCATCTAAAACATTCAGCATCCTATCCGTCCTGATTAAGGATGCTACCAAGAGAAGGGTGGAGATTAGTGTGGTTGCAGAAACCGTTCCCCACCTGCGTAGGGGTGCAATCCGTGACTTTATCAAGATTATGATTGCCAAAAAGAACTTCGTGCCAGCACGGTGGAACAAGACTTTGCTGACCTACAGGTTTCATACAGGGGCCACGATTGAGTTCTTTAGCGCAGACCAAGAGGCACGGTTGCGAGGTGCAAGGAGGCAGGTGCTATTTGTGAACGAGGCCAACAACATCAGCTGGGAGGCTTACCATCAACTCGCCATCCGTACCAGCGAAACCATCTACATCGACTTCAACCCGGTGCAAGAGTTTTGGGCGCACACCGAAGTGCTAAGGGAACCCGATTCCGAGTTCCTTGTGCTGACCTACAAGGACAACAACGCTTTACCCGATACCATTCGTCAAGACATTGAGGCGGCACAGGTCAAAGCGGAAACCTCAGCCTATTGGGCCAACTGGTGGAAGGTGTACGGCCTCGGTCAGGTCGGAACGCTTCAGGGTGCGATATACGGCGACTTCTCGGTGGTTGATGGTATAGACCCAAGCACGATGAAATTCGTTGCCTACGGCCTCGATTGGGGCTTCAGCAGCGACCCTACGGCATTGGTCGCCGTGTACCGCAGGGGCGATGACCTGTTCGTTCACGAACTGCTCTACAACCGTGGCCTCACCAATAGCGACATTGCCACCAAGCTAAAGGAGTTCGGCATCACAAGGGCTTGGGAGATTGTAGCCGATAGTGCAGAACCCAAGAGCATCGAGGAGATATACCGCCTTGGGTTCAACATCAAGCCAGCGAGCAAAGGCCCTGACTCCATACGCCAAGGGATAGACGTGGTCAAGCGATTTAACCTGCACGTTACCAAGGACAGTACAAACCTTATCAAAGAATTACGCTCGTACACATGGGCAACGGACAAAGATGGCAAGGACACAGGCGTTCCCATCGATTCGTTCAACCACGCCTGCGATGCCCTGCGGTATGTGGCCCTTAACAAATTGGCGGTAAGCAATTCGGGCAAGTACTTGGTGGTGTAACTTTGCCCCATGAAACTCATCCACTACTACCACATCTACTGCGGAGGCGGTGGCCAATGGCAACTCATCATGAACCAGCACATGATGGCCCTGTGCAACTACGGGCTGATTGAGCAGTTGGATGAGATTCGGGTGGGTATCGTTGGGCCGCCTGACCAGCGCAAAGCCGTGAAGGAAATCTTGGAAGGGTCGCTCATCGCCCCCAAGGTCAAGGTGGTAGTGACTCGCACCAATGCCTACGAGCAGGCCACCCTCACCGAGATGTACCGGGCATCCCAAGACGAGGATGCGGCCTACCTCTACGCTCACACCAAGGGAAGTTCCGACCCATCCCTAATAAACCAACTTTGGTGCAGGTCGATGATATTCTTTAACGTGGTCGCATGGGAACGAGCCATCGCAGAACTGGAGAACGTGGATGCGGTTGGAGCCTATTGGCTAACCAAAGAGGAGTTCCCGCAGATTGCAGACCATAATAACCCCGATGGCTACCCCTACTTTGCTGGCACGTTTTGGTGGGCCAAATCGAGCCACATCCGCAAACTCGGTGAGCCGATTCGTGAACACCGATGGCAGGCAGAGCATTGGATAGGCAAGGCTGAGGGCATGACCGTCTATAATTCTTGCAAGGGATGGCCTGCTCCTGATAAATTTGTCGTAACTTTTTGACCATGCAGATAGTTGTCGCCCGGTACAACGAAGACCTTGCTTGGCTTGACGGCTTGCAATGCCAAGTCAAAATCTACAACAAGGGCGAAGATTGCGGCAGACCTTGCGAGCATTTGCCCAACATCGGCAGAGAATCGCATACCTACTTGCACCACATTATCAGCAACTACGCTGACCTTGCCGATGTCACGGTGTTTACGCAAGCAGACCCCTTTCCGCATTGCCATGACTTTTTAGCCAAGGTGCAGTTAATTATTGACGAAGGCTTGGATGAGCCATTTCGAAACCTGTCAAACTGGGTGCTGCAAATTCAAGGGCTAAACTGCAACGCATGGCCTTACCATTGCTGGCCTAACCTTGTGCCGGAGGTTGTCCACGCTTTGCTTGGCGAGGACTTTAACCGCAACATCTACTTTGGTGCAGGCGCAATCTTTGCAGTAAGCAAGAAAGCAATCCACCAGCATCCGCTTTCATTTTACAAAATCGCTATTCAGTTTTTCACTAATGGCGAACCTGACACGGGATGCCGTGGGTATGGACACGCATTTGAACGGCTTTGGCCGACAATCTTCGGCGACTGATGTTTGAGTTTATGGTTGTCGGTTCAGGATTCTTCGGTGCTATTTGCGCCAAGCACCTGCACGACCAAGGCAAGTCGGTTGTAGTTGTGGAGAAACGCAACCACATCGGCGGCAACTGTTACACCGAGCAAAGGGATGGCATAAACCTGCACACCTACGGCCCGCACATCTTTCACACCAACAACCCAACCGTTTGGGCTTGGATAAACCAATACGCAGAATTTAAGCCATTTCGGTTGCAGGTCATGGCCACGGCACAAGGCGAGGTCTATTCTCTGCCGTTTTCGATGTTCACGTTTGAGAAAGCGTACAACGCACGCACACCAAGCCAAGCGATAAATTGCATTGCCAAGGATTGCGAAGGCATTGGCGAGGCTGACAACCTTGAAACCGCTGCAATCAAGAAGGTTGGCCGCAAGGTGTACGAACTGCTTGTTAAGGGCTACACCGAAAAGCAGTGGATGAGGGATGCAAACACTCTACCAGCAAGCATTGTCCAGCGGTTGCCCGTTCGCTTTACCTACGACACCAACTATTTCAACGACACATTTCAAGGCATTCCCATTGGAGGCTATACGCAGATTTTTGAGAAACTATTGGACGGCATTCCTGTACTGCTTGAAACGGACTTCTTTACATCCCCTTTGCCTGAATACAAAACCCTGATTTACACGGGGCCGATTGACAAGTTCTTCCGATACAAACACGGCCCGCTGGAGTACAAGACCGTCATCCACAAACATCGCTATTACCCAAGCGAGAACGTGCAGGGTTGTCCTGTAATGAATTACTGCGACAAGTCAGTTCCTTACACCCGAACTATTGAACACAAGCACTTTGAAGGCGTGCAGACGGAAGGCTCTTGGGTTAGCACGGAGTTCCCCACGCCGTACATCGTGGAGCAGACCGACCCTTACTATCCGGTAAACGATGAGCGAAACAACGCAATTTATCGAGCATACAAGGCTTTAGCGGATTCCTTGCCAAACGTCTACTTTGGTGGGAGGCTTGCTGAATATAAATACTATGATATGCACCAAGTCATTGAATCGGCTCTTAATTTTTGCAAAACCAAACTATGAAACTGCAAGACCTTACCATCGACCAATTCCAACGGATAGCCGCCTTGGAGTTCTCCCCGGCACTTAACGATGCTGACAAGCGTGTTGGCGTGGTTGCGATTGTGGAAGGGGTAGAGGTAGCCATCGTCAGAGATATGTCTGCCAAAAGCCTTACAAAGCGATATAAGGCCATCGTCAAGGAATGGAACGAATTGCCTGCCCTTGCCTACAAGCGGAAGTTCAAGGCAGGGGGCAAGTGGTGGATTCCCACGGTGTTTACGGATGAGTTAACCGCTGGGCAGCTTATCGACCTGATGGACATGAACACGACCGATGAACGCCAACTGGTGCAAAACCTGCACCGCATCATGGCGACCCTGTGCCGGGAGGCGGGTTGGTTCGGT